AAATTCGTTGTCCGTGATCTGAATGCCGATCACCCGCTCGACTCTGTTCTTCATGGCTGTCCTCCTTAACTTGACTTTTACGCCTCCTCGCTGTAAAATGAAATCGGTCGGAGACGGACGGCGAGGAGGTTCGCCGTCACCGATCGGGTTGTTATGAAAGAGGACTACTTCGTGGTTGGGGAGTCCTCTTTCTCGTTATCTGCTTCAGCATTCATTACGAATGCCAGTGCCTCATATGCTTCTTCGGTGGTGTGCCCGTGGGACACCGCCCATTCGACTAGGCGTTGTGCCTGCTTCTCAGTAATCATTTCTTCATCCATTGTCTTTCTCCTCCTCGCTGTGTGGGTTGCCTTGTTTCTATACTCTCTTATTGTACGACTTTCAGTCGTTTTTGTCAAGGCTTTTCAGAAAAGTTTTTCGAAAAAATCCGACTTAAAGTCGTGTATACATAGAAAAAGCCGTCCAATGAGGGCGGCTTTCGTGGTCTACATTGTTTCCAGCTTCAGAGCTTCCAAGTCGAACTTCGCCAGTGGGTAAGTGCAGTAGCCGCTTGTCCTCTGTGCGCCGGTCAGCTTTGCAAGCCCTGCCTGCTCAAGGAACGCGACCGCCCACGGACAGTTGTTCGTGTCGATGTACGCCTCGTCGCGGGCAAGGCTCATGTCATTGAGGCAGGTCGTGATGGACGCCACCGGACCTTCCGTGTCCCATGCGCAGACAGCAAGGCTGCCATCTGCGATGTAGTGGTCGATCTGGAATTTCACGTCGTATGATCCGAAGTCTGTCTGCATTACCATGTATCAGCCCTCCTTATCCGCGAACTCAAAATGGCTGAACTCGATCGGTACGGATGCGTCGCTTTTACTTGCTTTTTCCCATACGCGGATCGGAAGACCGGAAGTTGTTATGCGGTCTACCTCCTCCTGCGTCAGCTCGCATTCGATTTCCAGTTGTTTGTAGAACCGGAAGCGGAGCTTGCGCTTTTTCGGTCTCAGCGGATTGTCTTTCAGCCGTGGCGGTATTTCCGTATCACAGCTTAATATTGCGCTAATCGCATGGATGAGCAGGTCATCGCGGCACTCAAGGACAAGGGAAATATGCAGGACGCGCTGATGACCGCGCTCAAGGCACGCATCAACAAGTTACACCGTTAAAAAAGGGAGGGATTTTATGCGCAGAGAGGAAATCAAGGAGATTGCGCGGATTGCCGTCGAGGAGGCGGTAGGGACAAAGCAGCAGGTCATCCATGAGGAGATCGAGGCGAGATACCAGGACGTGCAGCTCCTCATGCAGAACTACCGGAAGCTGAAAGCCTATTACGCGAACTGCCCCGACAGCTCACTCGACGTCAGTTCGATATACCGGATGCACACGAAGACCGGGCTCATGATGAGCCACGTCGACAAGATGCTGACCACATACGAGGCGATGTGCGCGGCGGCAACGCCGGAGGATGAGAGGCGCTGGGAGGCACTCTACCTTAGATACATCGGGGACGAGCGGCTGAACGCTGACGAGATCGCGACACGGCTGAACGTGGACAAGCGGACGGTCTACCGTGACCTCGGCAAAGCCATGGAGGACATGGCAGTCCTGCTGTTCGGGATCGAGGCGATAGGGAGCTGGAAGAAGCACAAGTAAGCGGGCGGAAGCCCGCTTTTCCTTTACCCTCCGGCAAAACTTACGGGAAATTTTTCGGAAAAGTTTTCACGAAAAATGTTGACGCATACGACCTAAAGTCGTATAATAAGAATATGAGGAAACACAGAAACCCGTCAGTAAAAGCAAGGAGGACAACGATATGGCAAAGTACACAGTGAGCTACAAGGTAAACGGTAGCAGGACACACAGCATGGAGGTTTTCGCAACTACGAAGGATGAGGCAAGGATGAAGGCAGAGGACTTCATCGAGTGCGAGTACGGCGCAGACGGTTACGTCAGCATCATCCGAGCGCGCAGGATGGCATAAGAGCAGGAGGTAGCGCGATGGAAAGAGCAACGACACTTCCGCCGGAAGCGCGGTTCTGGTGGCTGGTAAAAACAACGATGACAGCGGATGGCAGGCTGGACGCGGAGCTGTTCCGGGACCTACTCACAAAGCAGGCGGTCATGGTACGTAGCGACCGGAAGCCGCTCGACGAATCCTATGAGGATCGCGCAGGGAACGCGGTGTATTACACATACCACGAATCCTACGATGAGGCGGCAACGATGATCGAGCAGGTCGGCAGCCACGCCGACCCGTACAGCGAGCCGTTCATCATCGACACGCAAGCCCTGGCAGCGAGCATGATGGGAGCCGCAGGGTGCTTTTAAGGAAAATTTTTTCCGAAAATGGTTGACAAAAACGACCTAAAGTCGTATAATAAGACCATAGGAAAAGAAAACAGGCATTACCAACATGAGCAACTCCTTTCAACCATTCGTGTTCCATCTTTGTGATGTCTTCTGCCGTAGATTGTACTGGCTCAGGAACTCTTTCCCTTGGTAATTCGTCGTCCGGTAATAGATGTCGCCGTCGAGCCATTCCTTAAGGATTTCCTCGCCTTTGAGCAATTCCGGCAAACCGGATCGAGCCTGCTTTGCAAGCTCCTCCGCCACCGCAATGATTACAGCGGATACGGTACTCATTCCGCGATATCATCCGCCAGCAGCTCCTCAATCGTGCATCCGTATAACTTCGCGATTGCGGGCAGCTTGTCCGCACGGGGTTTGGAAATTCCGCGCTCCCATTTGCTGACGGACGATTCCTTCACTCCAAGACTTTTAGCGACTTCCCTCTGGGTAGGGATTGCTCCTCTCAGACGCCGCTCCCTCATTACGTTCATGATCTCACCTCCTTTGTTCGTGTGGCGGGCTTTGGCTTGTTACTTACAGTTTCATAATAGCACTTAAAATCATAAAAGTCAACTAAAAATCAACATTTTTTCCGAAAAATCTCGGCATTGACAACTTGAATTTAAAGCCTTATAATCGACTTTAGGTAGAGAACCAAGAAGGAGGTGAACAACATGGATGGTTTTGGATACCGGCTCAAGAAGCTGCGCCAAGAGAAAGACATCACGCAGGCTGACCTTGCAAAGGAGGTAGGCGTTGTTTCGTCAGCCATCGGCAAGTACGAACGGCTGCCGAATGCCGCCCCGAGCGTGGATGCCCTTATGAAGATAGCGGACTACTTCGACGTGAGCATAGACTACCTGCTTAAAGGAGAGGACGCAATGAACTTCAACGTGGAGAACAACATAAGCGGTCAGGTGGGAGCATTTACACAGACGAACCACGGCGGCGTCGTCGTGAACGGGGAAACCCTGTCACCGGAGATCGCGGAGCTCCTGCGCATATACGGGACACTTAGCGGGCGTGACCGCCTTAAGCTGCTTAATTATGCTGTGAAACTGGAGGATGAGAAGAATGGGTAAGATGTATACGCTGATGGGCGCTGATGGGAAATTCTATCAGAGCGAGGAGCCTGGAACGCTGGGAGGGAACAACAAGCTGAAAATCTACGGCCGGCTTGACTGCCCGTCCGCACTCAGTACCATAAGGAGGTTCCCGGGCAGCTACGAGAAATGCCGGGTGTTCTTTAAGGACGAGGAAACGGCTATCGCGGCTGGGTTCCGCCCATGCGGAACGTGCATGAAGGAGAAATACAAGATATGGAAGAACAAGCAGGAATGAAACGGGCTGCCCTCTACGTCCGCGTATCAACGCAGGAGCAGGCGGAGGAGGGCTATTCGGTAGGAGAGCAGAAAGACCGGCTTATCTCTTACTGCAAGGCGCAGGACTGGCTCGTAGCAGACCTCTATGTAGATGCGGGCTATTCCGGGAGCAACCTCAAACGCCCGGGAATGCAGAAGCTGATCGCCGAGTCCAAAGGGAAGTTCGATGTCGTCCTTGTATACAAGCTCGACCGGCTGTCCCGGTCACAGAGGGACACGCTGTACCTGATAGAGGAAGTATTCCTCCCGAACAACGTGGACTTCGTCTCCATGCAGGAGAGCTTCGACACCTCATCGCCGCTCGGCAAAGCCATGATCGGGCTTCTTGCCGTGTTCGCCCAACTGGAACGCGAGCAGATCAAGGAGCGGACGAAGATGGGGCGTATAGCCCGGGCAAAGCAGGGAAAGTACAAGGGCGGAGGATGTATTCCGTTCGGGTACAGATACAAGGACGACCACCTTTACGCCGACCCATACGAATCGGATATCGTCCGGAAGATGTTCAAGTGGTATCTGAACGGAGATACGCTACACTCCATTGCTAACAAACTTGAGGATATGGGGCACACAAACCGGAACGGTCATGTCCGTGGGTGGTCGTCAGTACGCGCCATACTTGGGAATGCAGTATACACCGGTCAGACACGGTATGGTGATGTTGTGGTGGAGAACACGCACGAAGCGTTAGTCAGTAAGGAGGATTTCGAGGCGGTGCAGGAACTGCGGCAGAATAGAGGAAAAAATAGCAAAGACGCATTCAAGGCAAAGTACCTTCTTGCGGGGCTTGTCTATTGTGGCTGCTGTGGGGCTAGGTATTACCGCCGGGCTGCCGGTCCACACGGTAAGTACGCATATTACTCCTGCTATTCACGGACGAGGCAGATACCGCACATGGTAAAGGATCCGAACTGCAAGAACCGGCACTGGAAGCAGGAGGAGCTGGACAGCCTTGTGGAAGAACGTGTGAGGGAAGTATTGAAAAGCCCGGAGATTGCCCGGGAGATAGCGGAGCAGAGGGCGAAGCCCGAACCCGAAAGGAACGACGATGCCGTGAGGAAACGGATCGCGGATATTGACAAGCAGATTTCTAAAATGATGGCTCTGTACCAGCAGGACGCGATTCCCGCGGAGCTGCTGAGTGAGAACATAAGTAAGCTCTATAACGAAAAGAACAGCCTCTCTGAAACACTCATCCCGTCAGTAGAGGAGCCAGAGAGGCCGTTCAGCCTTGTGCAGGAACTAATCCAAGACGCTGCCAAGGTGTGGGACTATGCCGATGAGGCGCAAAAGCGGCGCATACTGCAAAGCCTTGTAACAAGAATAACCCTTACCGGCGACGATGTCAAGATTGAATGGAACTTTTAACAGACCATGGGGCTGCCTCACTAACCAGTGTGGCAGCCCCATTCGTTTCTATTCCTCGTCAATGAAATCCTTGCAGTCCAGCTCACGGTACGCCTTGTCAAAGACGTCCTTCGGCGACCACGAAACGTAGCCGTCCGAGTATCTCACCCGGTAGCCTTCCTTGCCGTTCCGTACTTCTGGCTCTGCCTTTACGATCTTTACTCCGACGTAGGTCTTCATCCCGATACCTCCTGTCATGCTTTGATGAGCTTACCGCCCTTGAGCAGGATAAGCATTTCGGTATTCTGCGATGCGGTTCCCGTATAGCCGGAAATGCCGTTCGCCTTGGCAATCTTTGCCCGGTGGGTCTTGCTCGTGTCGGTCACGCCGACCGCCTTAAGGGCATCCACGATGCTGTCGCTCTTGCCGGTGTACTTTGTGTAGCACTCCGACGTCGAGGTCTTTACCGTCGTCGTGGTGGTGGTCACGGTCTTTACCGTGGAATCGTCGACCTCGTACACGAACTCGACGTGTCCGATCTGGAGCGGTCTGCTCGGGTCATCCCCGACAAAGAAGATGGCGTCGCCGACTTTCAGCACCTCCGGGTTCGTGATGTGTCCGTTCTCAATCTTGATGTTGACCGTCTCGAAAGCGCCGGAGTTATACATCCCAGCTGTATTCAGAAGGTCTATCGCGAGCCCGATCTTCTTGTAGGTTGCGCAGCCGGAGCTGCTGCAGTCGCTGTAATACTTTCCGTTATATGGCTCAAAAACGTATTTCCGTAAGTTCTGGCTGTAGACGTTGCGACCGAGGATCAGCCGGTATGTATCATGGAACTTTGTGCGCAGTGAGTCCGTCATGTCCTTTGGACGCTTTACCGCGACCACGCCTTTGCGCTTGCCGTTCTTTGCCTTGGAATTATACCGGCTGGCGCTGTACGCGCTCAGGTTCTTCGTGGACGGCGTCCCCGAACCATGCCCGCAGATTATGATGTTTCTGTCTGTCATATTATCCCTCCTCAATCTTCATTTGCTTAACCGCGGATTCAATAAGGACGTTGAGCTGTTCGCTCGATAACGCGATGTCCTTGGCTTCCAAAATCCCGCGCAGGAAATTCGTGACGATTTCCTTTTTCTCTATCCCGGATTCCGTAGTGAGCGTCTGCTGTGCCATAAGAACCGCCTTTGTCGCCCATTGCGCGATCAGGTTTACCTTTTCCGCTTCCAGCTTCGTCTTCATCCAAGGTATGAAATACCTCGCTGCGACGAATGCCACAAGCATGACCACGAGTTTCAGTACTTCAAAAATAATATCATTCATCACTGTCCCCTTCCTCATCCGGCGTATCATTATTATTCTTCGTGATCTTCAGGGCGTTCTCAACGCCTGCCTTTACGAAGTAGCCGAATACACAAACCTTTAATATTTCTGCATTGTTCTCTATAAGCACGCCCAGCGCGTCCATACACCCGGTCGCTGCCATGGCTGCCGCCGCATAGACCACGACCGCGAAGTAGGCTACGGAAAGCAGTAGTACGAGCCGCTTCGAGAACTCCCATATCCACTTTGTCTTTGATTTCTGTTCCTGGTCCATATCAGCCTCCGTTATTCCTGGGTACTATTATTCGAGCTGTAAATCCTTTGGATGCCTACCCTTTCGATAAACTCTTTCTGCTCCCGTCCCACCTTAGCCGCGTAGTCCAGCGCTTCGTGCATATCACCGTTGCAGTGTGCATCCGGTATGCGCTGCACCGCCCGCGCGGTAGCCTCGCCGAGAGCAAGTGATGCATTGACGCATTTAAGTGTCATGACCTCGTTTTCCTGTCGTACCCGCTCCCTGCTGTCCAGCATCAGTTGCCGCTGTTCCCTTGCCTTGTCGTCCGCGCGGTCACGCTTCTCGATTTTCCTCTCGATAAGCCAGAACGCGAACCCCATGACAGCGGATGGAATGCAGACAGCTACGGCAACGACCACAGCCAATACATCAATAGTTATCATTTCGACCTGCCTCCCTTCTCGAAAACCTATTCACCTATGATTTCGTTTGCTTCTTCCTCGGTGATCCATTTTCCTACGGCATTCTTGACCATGTCGCTGCTCCATAACTGGCGCTCGTAATAGCTTTTCACCTTTTCAAATTTAGGACTGTGCTCCATGTTAATCATTGCCTCCTTCCTCTGGAAGATCTATACCCATCATCATCGACAGGTAGTCAATGTTCGCCGCGTTCTGCGCGGCCTCGGCGGCAGCAGCGGGAGAGCGGTCAACCGTGGTGACGTGCTCGCTCAGGACGTACCACACATAATGGTTCCCCTCGTCGTCCGTCTTACGCTGGATCTCGTCGGAGACCTTGAAGCTGTGGTGTACCTCCATATCCGAGCTGTGCTCCGTGATGTACTGGTACACACCGCGGGGGATGTCTACCGGCTCATCATTCTTTACGCATAGGACGTGCCGCTCCTCGCCGTCGATCTTCATGTTGCTAAACTGGTATCTCATGGAATTGCTCCTTTCTGCGCTTCATTTCCTCGCGCACAATGTTTTTAAGGTATTTCTGTAAGCCCTTCCGCACAAGCCGCTCACGGAGGTGTCGGCTGTTGCAGTGCTTTAGCTGACCGATACGGGAGAGCAGTCCTGCCGCAGCCTTGAATGCCACCTTGCACCCAGAGTCGATGCGCTGGTATACACGTTTGAGCTGCCGTTTCATCCGGAGCAGATTGCGCTTCCGCAGGAGGACTTTCCCGGCTTTGTACCGGTAGCCCATCGCAGTCACCATCCGGGGCTGACGGAACTTC